AACGTCAACCAGTCCATCGGCGAGTCGCAGTACTACTACATCAAGGCATCGGCCAACATTGCCAAAGGGCAACTGGTGATGTTCGACGGGTCTGTCGGCTCTTCTGGCGTGCTCAAGGGCAAGCCATCGACCGGCTTGACCAATGGCCAACTTGTCATGGGCGTGGCGGCAGAGGCCATCGCAAACAACGACTTTGGACTGGTCTCCAGCTTTGGACTGGTTCGAGGTTTTGACACCACCGGCACACCTTATGGTGAGGTCTGGGCAGATGGCGACATCCTGTACTACAACCCATCGTTCGCAGGTGGCCTGACCAAGAATCTACCTGCAGCACCGACGCCTCATGTGGTGGTGGCTGCGGTGGTCAACGCTGCGCCAGCAGGCTCTGGCTCCATTTTTGTCAGGGTTCAGGCCGAGCCGCTGGTCAGCCAACTGTCTGATGTTTATGCTCCAACACCATCAACTGGTGATGTCCTCATTTATGACGGCGTCCAGCAACGCTGGGAAAGTGGGCCATTGACGGCAGCCGCCTTGCCTGCGTTCGTCAAATCTAACCTGGTGCTCACATGGCTTTCGATGTAATCACACCAACCAAGCTGGGCCAAGCGGCGATCACCACAGGCGTGACCACGCTTTACACCGTCCCGGCCAGCACCCGCACGCTGCTTAAAGAGTTCAGCATTGCCAACACTACGGCGGCGGCCATCAACGTGCGCGTGTTCCTGGTGCCTTCTGCTGGCACGGCAGGAACTACAAACGCTTTCCTCTACGATGTGGCCGTCCCAGGCAACAACGCACTGCAGTACAACGGCGTGCAGGTGATGAACGCAGCAGAGACCATTCAAATCCAGGCGGCATCGGCAGGCCTGACCATCACGGCCAGCGGTGCCGAAGCAATATAAGGAGCATGACATGACCGTAACCATCAAGGTGCTGATCCCACCAAAGCAGGCCGAGAACGTGCAGACCACGCAGTACACGGCAACCAACTGCAAGACCATCATCGACAAATTCACGGCCACCAACACCACTGCAGGCAATGTGACCATCAGCGTCAATTTGGTGACCAGCGGCGGCAGTGCAGGCGCAAGCAACCTGATTGTGGACACCAGAGCCATTGCACCGGACGAGACCTACACTTTCCCGGAGCTGGTTGGCCAGGCCTTGGAGCCTGGCAGCTTCATTTCCACGATTGCAAGCGCAGCCACGTCACTGACCATCCGTGCAAACGGCCGCGAGATCACCTAAAGGAGTAAGACATGGACTACGCAAAGATGCCCAAAATGATGGTGGCCGGCTTCGGTGGCTTGCCCATCGACGAGCCGTTCCTGACCACTGCCGAGAACCGCAAGAACTACGAGACGGCCGTGCAGGACTGGAACTACGGCCCAGAGGTGCCAAGCAACGAGCCTGGGGCAAACAAGCCGTTCTATGTGGCGCTGGCCAAGGCCATGCAGTGCGACGAGAAGGAGGCTAGGCGCAAGCACTGCTCCAACTGCGAGTATTACGACAACAGCGTCATGACCCAGGTGCGGATCGAGCGCATCCCGCTGGCCTCCTACGACAAGGGCGCAGGCTTTCGTGGCCACTGCGAGAAGCTCGACTTCGTGTGCAACGACATGCGCGTCTGCCAGGCTTGGGAAGAGCGCGAAGACGAGGAAGATTGACCAAATGGCAAATTGTGGGAAAATAAAGGTGCTGAGCCGATTGAGCCGCCAGCAGCTCAAAGTCCCTACTAGGAGGATTCGATGAGCGATGTCGCGGCGCAGGAAGTGACCAAGCAGGCCATTGTGCCGGCCGAGCACTTGCCTATCTACCGCCTGGAGGCCGAGCTGCTCAAGCTGCCCCAGGTCGACATGCCTGTCGAGCACACCTTCTGCAATGGCCTCTATGCTCGCACAATGCACATCCCGGCAGGCACCGTCCTGACTGGCGCAGTGCATAAAGACGAGTCGTTCTTCGTGGTTCGCAAAGGCCATCTGATCGTCACCACCGACGATGGCACGGCCCAGGTCGGTCCTGGCTTCATGAGCATCACCAAGCCAAACACAAAGCGTGCTGGCGTGGCCATGACTGACGTTGATGTGACTACCTTCCACGCCAACCCGACGAACGAGACAGACCCGCAGGTGATCTGGGACATGTACACCGTCCCCGCACCAGCCCCTGCTCTTGAGGCCGTCCAACATCCGCACTTGGAGGGCGAAAAATGACTTTCGGACTATCTGGAGCCGCGCTGGCAGGCATTGCCGTTGGTGGCGCAACCCTTGTCTCTGGCATGGCGCAGGCAGATGCAGCAGAGAGCGCAGCCAACATTCAGGCTGGAGCCTCTCAGGCTGGCATTGCAGAGCAGAGGCGGCAGTTTGAGGCGATTCAAAAGCTGCTTGAGCCCTACGTCACAGGAGGCGCGGAGGCTTTCAAGCAGCAGCAAGCGCTTGTTGGTGTGCAAGGCCCAGAGGCCCAGCGTGCAGCCATTGCTGCACTTGAGCAGGGGCCGGCCTTCCAAGCACTGACGCAGCAAGGCGAGGAAGCCCTGCTGCAACGTGCTTCGGCCACTGGCGGTCTGCGTGGCGGCAATGTCCAGGCAGCACTGGCGCAGTTCCGTCCTCAACTGCTCAACCAGTTGATCGAGCAACAGTATGGACAGCTTGGAGGCCTGGCAAAGTTTGGTCAGGCATCTGCGGCAGGACAGGCGGCTCAGGCGCAAACGCTTGGCACCAACGTCTCCAACCTTCTTGCACAGCAAGGAGCAGCAATGGCTGGTGGCGAGTTGGCACAAGGTAGGGCGTTTGCTGCCATCCCAAGCGCAATTTCTGGAGGCCTTGGCATCTTCTCGGGTCTCGGAGGTAAATTCTGATGGTTCAACCAATCAACTACGCCATCGACATTCCTGATCCGTCGCAGGCCTTTCTGCAGGCCTTCAAGACAGGTTCGGCCGTCACTGAGGCGCGGCTGGCTCAAGAGCAGGCTGCGCGCCAGGCCGAGCAGCAAAAGCAGGTTCAAGACGCATTTGCGCGTCTGCGCCAGCCTGGCGCGACGGTCAGGGACTACGCCAATCTGTCCATGTTGCTGCCTGAGACGCAAGCCAAGGCCGTGCGCGAGAGTTTCAACATGCTCAACGCAGATCAGCAGCAGGCCTCTAGGACGCAAGCAGGGCAGGTTTTTTCTGCATTCCGATCAGGTCGTCCTGATATTGCCATCGGCCTGATTGACAGCCAAATCCAAGCCAAACGCAACACCGGAGACGAGGCTGGAGCCAAGTTCCTGGAGACTTGGCGAGATGTGGCCAAGGAGAATCCCAACGCCACCGAGGACTACTTCGGCGGCATTCTGGCCGAGATGCCTGGCGGCAAGGATGTGCTCGAGGCAGCGCTGAAAGTGTCTGCCGAGCGCAGGACTGCAGCCGAGGCACCTGCCAAACTGCTGGAGGCGCAAGCAAAAGCCAATCTGGCAGTGCAACAAGCAGCAAATGCTGTGTTTACCGCCGAAGACGATATTGCGAAGGCAAGAGCGCAAAGGTTGTTTGAGGAAGCCAAAGCAAACAAAGAGGCTGCAGATGCACGCGTGGCACAGGCCACTGAAGCGTCACGCATTTCCAAGGCAGCGCAAGAGGCCAAGCCTCCTCCTGGGTTTGCAATCATCCCAGAAGCAGAGAGGGTCAGTCTTGGACTGCCTGCTGGCGTCTATCAGAGAAACCTTGGAACGCAAAAGATCGAGCCTGTCAGCAAGGAGCTGGTGCGCATAGACATGGGCCAGCAACTTGAAACATTGCTCACTGAAAAACTTGAAGTTCCAAGGGCACAAGAATTTTCTGCTGCTGCTGCATCTGCCCGAACATTTGCACGAGACTCAAGGGTCATCGCAGACCTGCTTAAAGGCAAAGGAGGCGGAACACTTGTGAAGCTCACCAGTGATTTTGCCAAGACCCTTGGATTTGAGACAGATACGGTAAAAGCAAACGACTTGGCAAATTCACTTTCAGTTCGTGGAGCAACTCAGCTTCGTCCACCTGGTTCTGGCTCCACGTCAGACATTGAGTTTAAAGCGTTTGTCTCTGCATTTCCTTCGCTGGCCAATTCTGAAGGTGGCCGTGATTTGATGGCCAAGTATGCTGAGGCTTTTGCAACACGATCTGCGAAACTGTCTGACTATGCGAACAAATTAATTCGTGAGCGCAGATATAGCCAAGAAGAAATCGCAAGATTCGACGAAGGTCTTGGCTCAGTTCTTGGTCAAGATTTCTACACTGGCGCAAGAACCAGGGCACCTGCGGCTGTCCCAGCTCCAGCCCCAGCACCTGCTGCAGCCCCAGCGGCTCCAGCAGCAGCCCCAGCAATGCCGTCTGGCTTCCGCGTAATTCGGTAAAGGTCAAGACCAATGGCAAGATATAAAGTCCAAGCGCCTGACGGCAGCATCATCGAGCTGGATGGCCCGGACAACGCAACCGATGCGCAACTGATCCAGGCTGCTCAGGCGGCCTACGCACAGCGCCAGCAAGGCGCTCAGGCAGCGGCTCCTGCGACTGCAGCAGTTCGTCCTGCGCCGGCACCTGCTCCGGCAATGGCACCTCGTCCGGCTCCTGCTGCAGTTCCTGCACCGGCAGCCCCGGCTGCACCTGCACCGGCTGTTGCTGCGCCTGTTGCAACTGCTCCGGCAGAGCCTCAGAAGATGGGTTTTTTTGAGTCCATTGGCGAGATGGTCACAGGCGTAAGGCGCACCACGCCTGAAACGCTGGCGCTGCCTGAGTGGACCGCGATGCCAGAACTCAACCAGATGAGCATGTCATCGTTCAAGTCGGCGCTGGGCACTTTGCTGACCAACCCGCAAGAGACGGTGCAGATTCTGCAGTCCAATTTCCCTGGCTTGCAGGCTCGGCAAGACGCCAAGGGGAATTACATTCTGCGCTCATCGGTGAATCAGAAAGAGTACGCAATCCCTCCTGGCGCATCTGTTGGCGATCTTCCTCGCATACTTGGTGGCCTATTTGCATTCACACCCGCAGGCCGAGCAGCCACCATTCCTGGCGCTGCTTTAAAGGCTGGTGCAACGCAGGCCGGAATCGAGGCAACGCAGACTGGCATTCCACCGCATGCTCTTCTGGGTGATGCGCTGAGTGTTGGTGGCGAGTTCAACCTTGGTGAAGTTGGCATGGCCACCGTCACAGGCCCCGCTGGGCAGATCATTCAGCGCGTAGCACCCCCGGCTGCAGCAGCCGTGCGTCGAGGCGTCCAGCGTGCCACCGGCCGCGCTCCTACGGCCCCTCCGGCTCCCGCAGCACCTCGCGTCGAGCCGACTTTTGACATGGGACCGCCAACTGGCGCACCAGAGGCGCAGCTTCGGGCGCTTGAGTTTGAACTGGAAATGCTTTCCTCTCAGCCAATCCGGCAGGGTGAATCCAGAGTAATCCGAGAGGCCAGGCTTGGCGAGGTGCAAGAGCAAATCGCTGCACTCAGGAGCAGGCCAGCCCCTGCACCTCCAGCCCCGGCAGCAGCGCCTCCTATGGCCCCTGCAGCGCCTCCTGTAACGCCTCCTGTAGCTGGAGCAAGGTTGGCCCCTGAACCAACAGCAAAGCAATTGCCATCGGACATTGAGTCTGCTAGGCAAGCAGGCATTACTCTTATGACAAGCGATGTGGTGCCACCACGAACATTTGCGTCGAAGTGGTTGCAAACCATTGGCGAACGAATCCCAGGTGCAGGTACTGGCGGCATCCGTCAGACTCAACAAGCAGAGCGAATTGATGCTGTGCGCAATGTGTTGCTAGACTTCGGAGCTGATGATGCTGCAAGAGCATCAGACGATGTGATGAAGGACTTGGCTACTAAACGAGGCGCTGATCTTGCAAAATACTCTGGCGCAAAAACAGAAGTCATTGAACGTCTTGGACAAACTGGCACAGTGCCGATGACCAATACGGTCAAGGCCATCGACGACGAGATTGCAAAACTGCAAGGCTTAAAAACCCAAGAAGTCGCACCAATCATTGAGCGATTGACAGATTGGAAAGCTGCATTGCAAGATCAAAACTTGATCAATGTTGAAGCACTCCGGAAGCAGATTGGAGAGAGTTTTAAGGCTCCAGAACTGGCATCAGTTCGTGGCATTGGTGAGAAGGCATTGTCCAACATCTACGGCCCGCTCAAGCGCGACATGGAGTCGTTTATCACTCAGGTCGGTGAACGTCGTGATGTGACAAAGTGGAAAGTGGCAGACAAGCGACTGTCTGATCTTGCTGGCGAACTTGATATGAGCACATTGAAATCAGTGCTCAGGCGAGGTGATGCCACACCAGAAGTAGTTGCCAATATGCTTTTCAGTAAAAAACCCAGCGAAGTGAGGCAGCTTTATGCGAGCCTAACTCCGACTGGACGTGAAAGAGCCAGAGCTGCAATTCTGTCTCGCGCAGCAGAAAAAGCAACTGAGAACGTAGCCGAAGGAACAGTTGTATCACCAGACAAGTTTGCCAATGAAGTAAAACGTCTCGGCACATCTGTGGGCGTGTTTTTTAATGGTGATGATCTGAAACAAGTTGAAGGGCTTGTTAGAGTGCTCAACATCACCAAACGCGCCTCTGCAGCCGCAGCAGCACCACCCACAGGAGTGCAGGCCGCAATCCCAGTCAGTGCTGCTGCACTGTCTAGCTTTTTTGGTGGTGGTCTGCCAGGGTTCATTGCAACGCTTGGCGCTGCCGGTGGGGTTGGCGTGGCCGCTCGCATTTACGAATCAGCCCCTGTTCGTAACTTGTTGATGAAAATACCACAGACCGTTGCAGGAAGCAAAGAAGAAGCTGCATTGCTTAAAAGTTTGACATCTGCAATCCAAACAGGACGACAATTCGACCAGGAGAACCAAGAATGAGCGCACTGAGCATTGAGCCACCGTATCCAGCATTCGCAGATGCTGACGGGCAGCCGCTGGAAAATGGTTACATCTGGATCGGCCAGGCAAACCTTGACCCGCAGGTCAACCCCATCAACGTCTATTGGGACGCAGCACTGACCATCCCTGCAGGACAGCCAATCCGCACACTTGGCGGCTACCCATCCAACAGCGGAACGCCTGCGCGTCTGTACGTCAACAGCGACTACAGCATCCGCGTGATGAACAAGAACGGAAGCGTGGTGTATAGCGCACCGGCTGCGACTGAGCGTTACAGCGATGTGGTGGTCAGTGGCGTGAATGCAGAGGATGTGATCTATGATCCTCCGTTTACTGGTGGTGTGGCAACCAATGTTGAAGCCAAACTTGCCCAATACATTAGCGTTAAAGATTTTGGCGCTGTAGGCGACGGAGTGACAGACGACACCGACGCAATCAAAGATGCTTGCAAATCTGGTTATGCTCTGTATTGGCCCGCAGGGACGTATTTAGTTACTCAGCCAATTAACTATAAAACATTGGCCCCAACTGTTCGCCAAATCAATTGGTTTGGCGACGGCGCATTTTTTGGCACCACGATTAAGTACACGGGAACGGGTACTTTTTTGAAAACGCTAGACTATTCAACAAATCCTGATTGTCAGGCGTTAATCTTTAAAGATATTTATTTTCAAGGTGACGGTGTTGTTGGGCACACATCTCGAAATTACAGTGGCTATGTTACGACGACTTCGGCCAGTGCTGGGTCAACGTCATCGCAAACAGCTATTGAGTTCCAAAATGAAGGAACTACAGCCGCTATTTTTGAAAATTGCCGGTTCAAGTTTTGGAACATTGGGCTTGATGCGCTGGCTTTAACCACAGCGACTGAAATTCGTAATTGCATTTTTCAATCAATCAACATTGGTTTGAAAATACAATCCGCCGTTACCACCATAAAAGTAACCAAAACAGAATTTGCTGGTTGCGCAGCAGGTGTTTGGTTTTATGGTGACTCTGGAATTGAAAACATCCAAATCTCAGAGTCAATTTTTCAATCAAATCGCGCTGGCGCTGGTGTTCTCAGCACAGGCGGCGGCGCAGGGCTGACCATTAACTCAAATTATTGGACAGATAATGTCGATGATTTTATCCACATCGGTTACAGCCCTGTTGGCAATCCCACAAACGGATTTTTGAACTACTTAGAGTTTTTCAATAATTACGGCGGTAGTTTGAATTTTGGCGATAGTGTTCGGATTGCCAATGTCTACGGCAACGCGCTAGACAGCACGGCATCTAATTCTTTCCGCAACAACTATTCATATCAGCCGCCAGGGACTGTTCGTCAAATTAGCGAATGGAACAACTACGATGCGTTTGGCCCAAACCCGTACACCCCTTACACAACCTTTGATGGTGGGAATGCCAGCGAAATCATCCATTACAACCCAGGCACGGGCGTGTGGAGGTCAACTGCGCTTTCTTTGACAAGTGGCGCAGACACTGCAATTCCTTTTGATTCTGAGCGGTACGACGACTGCGGATGGCACTCGACTTCTTCAAATACCAGCCGCGTAACGGTTGATCGCTACGGTAAATACACGATTTCTGGCTCTGCGACTTTTGACAATTCCAGCGCCACTGGTGTTCGGTCATTGTCTATTCGCATCAACGGAACAACAGTAATCGCAACAAGCAAGGCAGAGGGTTCAACTGCCTTTGCTCCAGCTGTAAACGTGTCTGCAACTTATAAGTTGTCGCCCAATGATTACGTCGAGCTTGTTGCATCACAAACCAGCGGCGGGTCTCTGGACGTAATTGCTGGCACAAATTACTACCCTGAGTTTAGCGTTCAACTTTGCTGAATAACTTATAAAGGAATCAATCATGTTAAAAGCGGTAGCCTCAGTGCTTGCTCAAGCATTGGGATTAAAGTCAAAGGACAGCAGCGGCCAACTCCAAATTACTGGCCCCGCAAATTCAACAACTCGCGTAATGACAGTTCCAGATGCCAACTTCACGGCAGCAAGAACTGATGCTGCGCAGACGTTTACCGGTGCGCAGACCTTCAACGGTTTTGTTGGTGTTGGCGCAGCACCTAGCGCATGGGCACTGTTCAACGCATTTGAACTTGGCGGCAATGGCGCAATTATGGCCGCGTCAGGTCTTAATTGGTTCAACAACGCTTATTACAACGGATCAGATTACGTCTACAAAACGACCGCTGCAGCAACACGATTACTCAACAGCGGGGGCGAGTGGTACTGGTATCGCGCCGCATCGGGAACGGCTGGTACGGCGATTACTTTCGGCACGCCGAAATTCACGATGGATGCGTCCGATAATTTTGCAGCAAATGTCGGAGACTTCGTCGCGGCTGCAGCAGGCAAAGGCGTTGTCCTGAAAAATTCTGCAGGAAGCATCACAAAGCGTGTTCGGTTAAACGACACCGGAGACGGCCTTATTTTTGAAAATCCGTAAGCAAAAAAATTTACAGAATCAATTAAATAACCCGAAAGGAAAAAACCATGGCCACCAATTCTCAAATTGCATTTGCCCCACAAGGCGAAACCGTTGTCGTCGCTGCAGCCGTTGTACCTCCCGCTGGTGTCCAGGCTCCGGTCTACGACAAGTTCGATGCCCAGGGCATGGGCCAGTACCGCATCGTCAACAGCAGCGCCAACACGGTGTTTCTTGGCGTTGGCGCAACTGCTGCGCTGGCAACTGCCAATGCCGTGGCCCCTGTGGCCGGCAACCCATCTCCGGCCATTGTGCTGGTGCCTGGTGCCGTTGAAATCCTGCGCTTCAACCGGACGGTCTACTTCAGCGGTGCTGCGTCCTCTGCCTCGACGGTCTACATCGTGCCTGGCGAAGGCTTGTGATGTTGGAGACAGACGTGATGTCAGAGAGCAATGAGATTGATCTGGTGAAGTACGGCGTCCTGTGGCAGAAGGTCCAGGACATGGACAAGAAGGTCGACAAGATGGAGCGCAACGTCGAGGAGCTGCTGGCCCTGGCCAACAAGGGCAAGGGCGGCCTGTGGTTTGGCATGTCCATTGTCTCTGGCGTCTCGGCTGTGGTCGGTTACGCCTTGAACTACTTCAAGCACTGATTATGTCCGAGCACGATCTGTCCCGCGAGCTGGCCATCGTCAAGGAGCAAGCCAGGATCGAGCTGAGCAGGATGGAGGCCACCTCTCCAGCCAAGGACGTTGCCGGCCGTGCCATCGGCAAGCAGGGTCTGTTCTACATCACGTTTATCGTGTGCATCGGTGTGGGTGCGTCCATCGTGCTCGACAACGAGAAGATTGCGGCCGTCATGGGCCTGCTGGGCGCTGCTCTGACTGCGCTGATCTCCATGCTCAACGGCATCGCTGGTGCGAACGCCAAACAAGAGAAGCCCGAGTTCGAGGTCATCAAAGACCTGATCAACAAGCTGGACAGGCTGGATCGTCCAGAGCAGCCCATGAAGGTCACGGTCCAAGGCGACAAGGTGACGGTCAGCAAGGGCGACGACGTGGTCACAGCAGCAAGGGATTGACATGGACTGGCTCAAGCAAATCGCACCCACCATCGCCACTGCGCTCGGCGGCCCACTGGCCGGCATGGCCGTCTCGGCAGTCTCCAAGGCCATCGGCGTGGACGAGAAGGAAGTTGGCGACTTGATTGCCAACAACAAGCTGACGGCCGACCAGATCGCCCAGGTCAAGCTGGCCGAGATCGAGCTGCAGAAGCAGGCTCAGGAGCTGGGCCTGAACTTTGAGAAGCTGGCAGTCGAGGACCGTAAAAGCGCCAGGGACATGCAGGCCACGACTCGCTCGATGATGCCTCCCATCCTGGCTGGCGCGGTCACTATCGGCTTTTTTGGCATCATGGTGATGATGTTTTTCAACCAGATCGACAGCAGCAACCCGGCAATCCTGATGATGCTGGGCAGCCTGGGCACGGCCTGGACAGGAATCATTGCCTACTACTTCGGCAGCTCGGCTGGCTCGCAGGCCAAGACCGATCTGCTCTCCAAAACCACCAAGTGACGCCATGAAACAGAACTTCGACGCAGCGCTGGCTGCTGTCCTACACCACGAGGGTGGTTTTGTGAACCATCCCAAAGACCCAGGCGGCATGACGAACCTCGGCTGCACCAAGAAGGTCTGGGAGGAGTACTGTGGCCACGAGGTGGACGAGAAGGCCATGCGTGCGCTCACGCCTGCCGACGTGGCACCTCTGTACAAGACCAAGTACTGGGACAAGGTGCGCGGCGATGAGCTGCCGTCCGGCGTCGATTACGCTGTGTTCGATGCTGCCATCAACAGCGGCCCAGGAAGGGCAGCAAAGTGGCTCCAGGCGTGCGTTGGCGTCGAGCAGGATGGTGGCATAGGCCCGAAGACTTTGGCGGCCGTGTCGGCCTTTGATTCGCAGCGGCTTGTCGAGGACTACTCCAAGCGCCGACTGTCATTCCTGATGGACCTGCCGACCTGGCAAACCTTCGGCAAAGGCTGGGGCAGGCGCGTGGCTGATGTACAGGCCAAGGCCATCAGCATGATTGGCTAAGACGGCAGGCGCTCGCCTGTCTCAAAGGCCTCGCGGCCATCCATCGAGTGGTGCACCCAAACGCCATCGTCCAGCGTCGGCTTGCACCAGCAACTGCCGTTTGTCTCGTGATCGCGCAGATCGTTCAGCGGAACAATGTGCCAACCTGCGCAGTTGCAGTCCCGGCCCTGGCGGCAGTTTTGGTTGCAGGTCATCTTTTACGGCACGCCTCGCGCATGGCCGGCGTGAAGTCAGGGTGGAACGATGCCATGCTGCAGTCGATGATGCGCCTCTCTGGTGCCAGGGCGGCAGACGCTGCGATCAGGACGATCCAGAGGCAGACCACCAGTATTGCGGCCAGCACCACCAGCATGGCGCTGGCCATCTTCTTGAGGTTGCAGCAGCTCACTTGTGCAGGTCTAAGAACAGGCAGGCGTACTTGTGGCGCTCGCCTTTGGAGTCGATGTAGGTCTCACCGCAGCCGACAAACCACTCCATGAGCAGGATGGCCAGGGCGGTGCCGATCAGGATGGCCAGCAGGCCATTAAGCAGCTTTTTCATTCTTGACCTCCGAAGGTGGCACCCAGCCCATTGCGCGAAAGCGCTCCAGGATGTTGGTGTACGCTGCCGGAACGTACTTCCAGTCAGGGTTAAGCAGACTGGCCCGTTGGGCCAGCCAGGCTGGTTGTTGCGTTTGTTGCGTTTGCTTCACGTTCGGCTCCTTGCCAGTTGGTTGCGATGACTGCATCTTACCACGATTTCCCACAATTTAATTTATCCGGACAAACCCTAGTCTTTCGTCTTTTTTGCAACGATGATTTTTTCCACCTTCTCCAGCGTCGTGAAGCGGTGCTCATTGGCGCATTCGTAGCGGCGGTATTTGGCGTTCTCTGCACGCTGGCGAGTTTCCTTCACCAGCGTCCAGGTGCCGCAGACAGGGCACTTCATCAGTACGACCTCCAGACTTCGATTTCGACGATCCACAGGTACAGGTGAAACTCGCCACGGTCAAAGCCGATGGCGAAGTACGGCCAGCGACGTGGAAACCACTCCACAGAGATGCGTGGGCGCAGCTTCATGTGGTGGTCTCCTGCTGGCTGGCCAGCCCTTGCTTGATGTAGTGCAGCACTTGGGCGGCCAGCGTCCTGGTGTCTGCCTCGGCCTGGCGGCGCAGCGCCAGCTCAACATCTGCCGGAATGCGGATCGTCATGTACCGATCCTTGGTGGCAGATGCCGACGACTTGGAGGTGATCGGCGTGGTCATCAGTCGGTCCCGCCAGCGTTCACGATGGCAGCCTCCTCAAACATGTCGGCGGTGGCCTGGCCGGTGGCCAGCTCGACAGGGATGCCGTGGGTCAGCAGGCTCACAAGGTCGTCCTGGCCGGCCACCTCAATGTCAAACCGGGTCGAGGCGGCGTACTTGATGGCCTGGGCCTGGTTGGCAGCGCGGATCAGGCGATGCTTGTTGGTCTCGGTGTCGGTCACCACATAGATGCGCGTGCTCATTCTTTGGACTCCTGCTGCTCGGTCTTGGCGTTGATCATGATGCTGGCCACCTGGGAGTTGGCCTGCATCAGAATCTCCGGCAGGAAGCCAGAGACGGCCTCGAAGGGCTGCTTTTGCAGCACCAGGACGAGCTGCTGCACCTTGACCAGCGGAAGCTGGATGTTGATCTGGCTGTCGCCAGGAATCTGCACCTGGGTCGGTGCGGCTTGTTCTTGGGTCATGGGTTCTCTCTGTTGGTTGATGAAAAGGCGCTGATCTGCCGCTTGGCATCTTCCGCACCTTTTCCCACTATACAACAGAATCCCACACTTTCCAGATATTTAATCCAGTCCTTCTGCTCTGGGCTGAGGCTGCCGCCTTTGGCGCGCTTCATCTCGATCCACAGACTCCAGGCCGGCACGAACAGGTCCGGAACGCCAGAGGCCACGCCTTCGGCCTTCAGGCGGCCAGCAGTGGCCTTGCTGCGCGCTCCACCATTGGGGATGGCATGGATGCGCACGCCTGGCCAGGTCTGGCGAAACCAGCGCACCAGCTCGCGCTGCTCCTCGTGCTCAGTCGGCAGCCGGTCGGTCAGAACGGACATTCGGCCTCCCACTTGTCGCAGGCGTCCAGGGTGGCGGCAAAGTCCTCTGGCGGCTTCATGAAGAACTCGACGCACAGGCCGTCCACACCGTAATGCTCGCAGGTGTGGCAGCACTTGGGAGGCCCTGCCTTGATCCACTCACGCCACTGGATCAGGAACTCTGGCTCTGGTGGTCTGGTGTTCATGCTTTGCTCCCGACTGAATTCATGTCCACGTTGACGTACCAATCACGCAGCGCCATCGCATCGGCCAGTGCGTTGTGCGGATTGCTGGAAACCGTGTCAACTCGCAAAACCTCCATAGTCAGCGGTGGCGTGTCAAGTCGAATGCCAGGTCCAACGATCAGCACTTTGCAGAACCACATGATGTCCTCTGGCCAGTCTGCAATGACGTGCACAGAGTCAAACTCAAACTGCATCAAGTATTTCGCCAGCTCCAGTTGGAATATCACAAAAGGAATCGGTTCTTTTTCCAGTTTTGGCATGACGTTCTCAGCAACCCACTCGTCTGGGTTGTTGCATCCAAGCACCTCATAAAAAGTGCGGCCATCTTCGGCCACCAGTGCCAGCGAGATCAACTCACCACCGTAGCTGTTCCACTCTCCATCAATGAAAACTTTCATGTCTTTCTCCTCTGTTCATGCTTCCACCAAAACCAGGGCATCACCCTGTCGTCTACTTCCCACATTGGCACGCCAGTCAGCTCTGACTGGTGCCTGCGAAACCTGCGCATCGCCTTCATCAGAATCTGGCGCACGCGCTCCTGCGTCCGGCCCATCACCTCGCCTGCCTCGCGCAGCGTGTGGTTGTCCAACACGCACAGGATGACAGCCTGCTCCTCCTGCTCGGTCAGCGGCGTGATGGCCACCAGGCGGCGCGCAAAGTCCTGCCTGATCCACAGATCAGGATCGGTCTGCGTCGGCCACCAGAAGTCAATCGGCTCGCACGGCTCTGGCTCAATGTGTCGGCTGTACCAGATCGCCTTGACCTCGCTGGACAGACTGGTCACACCCAGCTTGCCATAGTGCGGCAAAGCGCGGCCTCTCATGACCAGCTCCTCTTGAGCACCCTGTGAAACTTCCCATCCATCTTGTACTCAATGCTGCTCGGCGGCTGGCTGTTGCTCATCTGCACGGCCAGGTACTCCAGCCCTTCGCTGCCTTGCATTTTTGTTGCTTCGGACAAGTTTGCATTGGACGATGCTGCCATCGTCAGCAGTTGGCGCATGGCCTTGTCGCCTGCATACCCGTCGTGCAGCACGGGCAAATACTCGGTGATCGGCCTGTCGGACAGGCTGCCATAGTAGGTGCAGGACAGCATCTCCTTGCCGCTGGCTTTGCTGATGTGCCTGCGCCAGTTCCAGCTCGTCACTTCGAGGTCTTTGCCTTCCAGGCCCATGATGTCGTCCTGGTGCAGCTCCAGCTTGCGCTTCTCAGGCTCTGGGAAAGCATGGCCACAAGCAGAGCACACGCGCGCTGCAATGGCGCACAGCTCACCGCAGTTATCGCAGACCTTCACTGGTGCCTCGCCATTGCCTTCTCCAGCCTTCTTGGGCGGCTGCACGGCCGTGATCGGCCCATGCGTGGCCACCACACCAGCGAAGTCCAGCACCAGGCAGTGGTCGGTGTGGCTCTTAACACGCATCCCGCGGCCTGCCATCTGCACATACAGGCTGGCGCTCATGGTCGGGCGCAGCATGGCGATCAGGTCGATGTCAGGGTAGTCGAAGCCAGTCGTCAGCACGTTGGCATTGGTCAGGGCGCGCAGCCGGCCGGTCTTGAAGTCGGCCAGAATCTTCTCGCGCTCCTTCTTCGGCGTTTCACCAGTCACGCAGTCAGCGGCAATGCCGTGCTGTTGTAGGACTTCGGCTACATGGTGGGCGTGCTTGACACCTGTGCAAAACACCAGCCAGGCTTTGCGATCACCTGCCAGATCAATCACCTCGCGCACCACCCGCTGGTTGTTGTCGTCGGTATCGACTGCGGCCTGCAGCTCGGCCTCGATGAACTCCCCGCCACGCTTGTGCACGCCAGAGGTGTCCAGCTTGGCCCGTGTCACCTTCGAGCGCAGCGGTGCTAAGTAGTTCTTGAAGACCAGCTCCTCGATGCTGACCGGTTCGATCAGGGCATCGAACAGCGCAGGCTTGTCGGTGATCAGGCCGTGGCCCAGGCGGTAGGGCGTGGCCGTCAGGCCCACCACCCGCAGCGCAGGGTTGATGGCCTTCAGCTCGCCCAGCAGCTTGCGGTATCCTCCCTCGTCCTTGTGGTTGACCAGGTGGCACTCGTCGATGATCACCAGGTC